GAAGTCCTCAACGCGCCAGTTCTTGAACACTCGGCTGCTGCTGTTGGTCAGGTACTGGCCCATCCAGACATGGCTGTATTTGTCAGGATCGCGCCGCTTGTCGTACTCCATCTCGTCGCGTAGGACTTCTGGGAACCAAGGGTTATCGGTGAAGTTGACCTTCAGGACGGTGGCATCTTTTGGCGGTGTCGGGCCGCGTAGCAGGAAGTCCACCGGATCGGACTGATCGCGTGGGTTCCAGGTAAACCACAGCTCTGAGCCTGGCTTGCGGATCGTTGGCCGCAGCAGGTCAAGGCTGGTCTGGCTCAGGCTCTGGGCCTCCTCAACCCAGGCGCAGTCATAGCCCTCCAGCGACTTGATCGAGTCGGCTGTGTGGTTCTGCATACCTTGGAAGATGATTGCGCCATCTGCCTTCTTGGACTTGATGACAACATCCTGCACCTCGAAGTAAGCGCCAGCGTTCATGTCCTGAATCTTGGTTTCCAGCAGGCGCTTCACGGACTGGTTCAGGGACTTCTGAATTTCACGGACGCAGACGCTGCGCCGCTTCTGATCCATGATGTGGGCCTCGATCATCAGCTCGGCAAACATGTGGGACTTGCCAGAGCCTCGGCCACCCCATGCGCCTTTGTAGCGGCTGGCCTCCAGCAGTGGCAGTGCCCATTCTGGGGTCTGGAGCTGCAGAACGCTCATGTCTTGACGATCACGCGCTCAATGCGTTGCACCAGCGGATTGGCAGGATCGCCAGAAACTTCGATCTTCTCGCCATACTTCTTCGGGGCCAGCTTGGACAGCAGCCACTTGCGGGTATCGACTTGCAGCTTGTGCTTCTGCACTGCTGCCCAGTCTTTTTTGCCATCTGGCTGCATTCCCACATCGGCATCGCTCAGCTCGATCACCTCGTTGGCAATGCGCTCGATCAGGTCTTCCCTCGCGCGCGCGTATTCTGCGGCAAGCTCTGCATCCTCATTGACCCACAGGTTGAAAGTGCTTTGCGACAAACCAGCGGCTTCGCAGGCCTTGAATGCGCTCAGACCGTTACGCATTCCGGAAAGCACCAAGCCGATCAACTCGGCCTTGTTCTCGTGCCTTCTGACTGGCTTCTTTTCGCCAGTCTTTGCTTTGTGTGTTTTCGTGGTCATGCTGCATTGTCCTTCAGAATTTGCTGCCGCGCCATCTTCATTGCATCCTTGAGGTCAATCCTGAGCTGCTCGTTGGCCTCCTGCTCGACCAGCAGTGCAGCGTAGCAGTCCTGACAAAAGCGCACCAGGTTGTCGCGCTCCCATGTTGCGAAGTTGGGTTTGTCGATTGGTTGTGTCATGTTAGTGCTTGCTTACTTTCCTGTGGATAACTTTTCAACACTTTTTATGTGGTCTTGGTTATGGAATTGGCCGCAGCGTTAGGTAACTGGTAACCCCCCCTAAAGGGGGGGATTACGTTACGTTACCCTAAACGCAGCCTTTGCCCAGGTAACTGATTACGTTTTTTTACGTCATAGTTACCTGTTACCCTTCCATGATTGTGGATAAGTCTGTGGATAACCATAATCATCTCTCCGACTTGCGAATGAGCATGGAACTTGCATGAGTCTCATTGACCACCAGCCAGCCATGCTCAAAGGCCTCGATGATCTCGGCTGTCAGCAGGTCTGCGATTGGTTTTCCTGGCACGCTTGGCTTGAGGTACTGCTTGGCTGAGGTCTCGCTGACATCCATTTTCTGGATCAGGTAGTCCAGCATGGCCGACCTGCTGAGGTATGGCTGGCCGTTGCGCTCCTCGGCACCAGATGCCCACCAGGCGTTCTCAAAGGTCTTGCGATGGCTGTCGATCTTGCCGTCCTTCTTTGCTGATGTTGGGGCTTGCGACTGGACGATGATTGCCGAGGTCACAGGCTGGTTGTCCTCGTCATACCAGCCTGGGATGGTCACCTGCTGCAGCTCAACAAAGACCGTCTGGGCCATCTCGGCATCCTTGGACTTGCGCTGCACGATCTGCATGGGCTGGTCGTCCTTGCCTGGAACGATGCTGATCTCGATGTCCAGAGCGCCTCGCCAGGCGCTTGATCCCCTGGCCCTGTGCTGGGCTTCCTCGGCCACACCGGTGTGGTGAACCAGGATCACGCTGCACTTAAACTCATTCATCAGGCTGTTGCAGGCATCCAGCATGGTCTTGGCGTCCTGGGCACTATTCTCATCACCGGCCAAGAACCTGTGCAGGGTATCAACCACGATCACGGCTGGGTTTTCTGGCAACGCTCTGACCTGCTCGACCACTTTGATGTAACCGGTTGCGGTGTTGAGATCGCAGCCGTCCTTGGACAACCACATGGCCAGGTGACCAGCCTGGTGGTAGTGTTTCCAGGCTGCAACGCGCCCACGCAGGCCGTGGTGGCCTTCTCCTGCCAGGTAGACCACATTGCCTGGCCGAACCTTCTGGCCTGCCCAGTCTTCGATGCCGCTGGCCATGCGCAAGCACCAGTCCAACACGACGAATGTCTTGCCGCCGCCCGATGGGCCGTGAACCATGATGAGCGCCTGGGACTGCAGCCAACGCTTAACAAGCCAGGAGATTGGTGCTGGCTGGGCTGAGAAGTCATCTGCTGGGATGAGCCAGTCGTCCTTTGGTGGGAGCAGAAGGCTGGCCAAGTCGTGGCCTGCTTGGGCATAATCGTTGGCGTCTCCCTCGATTGGCGGCATGACCATCCTCGCTCCAAATTTGGCCGAGGCCTGTTCTGCATACCGCTGCCCAACTCCAGACTTGTCATGATCTGCCACGATCACAATGTCCTGAGTTGCGCCATACATCTCGCGCATGATGCCAGTTACCGGCACGAGGTTGCTGGCGCTGTATGCCACCACCACCGGCCTGTTGGTGGTCTCGTGAATGGTGGCTGCTGTGGCAAAACCCTCGGCCACAAACAGTGCGCCAGGCTCATCCAGTGAGCCTACCATCCAGAACTTTCCTCCAGTTTGGCCACCTGGGTGGTACAACTTGCCGCCGTCGTGGTCAATATACTGCAGCGTGGCCAGCGTTCCGTCTTGGTCGTAGAGTGGAAGCACCAGCCTACCATCTCCTGTAATCCGTGCGCCATGCACGCCAATGCCTTTGCGCTGCAGGTATGGATGCTCTGGGCTGGCTCCTTGGGCACCTGTCCAGATTTTCTCGACTGTCTCGCTGGCCACTTGGTGCTTGCGCTCCAGTTCAGCGTCGCGCAGCGCCTTGGCCTCTGCCATGCGTCTGGCGTGGGCCATTTCCTCCGTCTGCGTGAGCTTGCGTCCTACATCAGCTCGCCAGGTCACCTCCATGCCAGAACGCCAGCAGCCAAAGCGCCCTGCTGGAATGCCATCACCGAAGACCAGATACCAGCCTGGCTTGTCGCCATGGCCTGGTGCGCCTTTGGTGCCTGATCGGAACCTGTGAATCTTGCCATCCATCAGGATTTCGCTCGGTGGCTCGAGGCCTGCCGCACGCATTGCATCAATGAGTTGCACCTCTGGTGGTGCGACCAGCTTTTCTGGTGGTGGTGCCCAAGGGCCGCCAAGGACTTTTGAAAGGTCAGCCATTAACTGGCTCCCGATCTGCCCTCAGTGTCCCTTCGGTCTTGACCTCCAGCTCATACTGCCTGCCCATTGGTGGAGTCTCGCCCCAGGTGTAGATCACCTGCGGCCAAATGCCCAATGCATCAGCCAGCTTTTTGGTGCTGCCGTAGTAGTCGATTGCCTCTTGCGTTTTCATCATCCGTCCTTTCAAAATAATTTTTCGCGGGGTGTTGACATCTTAACCGGAAAATATGATACAGTGCAACCACTGCGCGAACGGAATCACCCAAAGGCGCAGCAACCAAGAAGGAGAGCCAACATGGCAATCAACGTGAAGACCACCGGCAGCCTGGCTGCCAACGGTGTGAAAGTCCTGGTTTATGGCCAGGCAGGGGCTGGAAAGACCAGCCTCATCAAGACGCTGCCCAGCCCCATTGTGCTGTCGGCAGAGGGTGGCCTGCTGTCCATCCAGGACGCAGACCTGCCGTTCATTGAGATCACCTCGATGACCGAGCTACAGGAGGCCTATACCTGGCTGACCAGCAGCGACGAGGCTAAGGCCTACAAATCGGTGGCACTGGACAGCATCAGCGAGATTGCTGAGGTCTGCCTGAACACCGAGAAGAAGGCCACCAAAGACCCAAGGCAAGCCTACGGTGCGATGCAGGAGCAGATGGCCGACATCATTCGAGCCTTCCGCGATCTGCCTGGCCGCCATGTGTACATGAGCGCCAAGCTGGAGAAAACGCAGGACGAGATGGGACGGGTTCTGTACTCGCCATCGATGCCTGGCAACAAGACCGGCCAGGCGCTGCCCTACTTCTTCGACGAGGTGCTGGCCCTGCGTGTCGAGAAGGATGGCGATGGCAATACTCAGCGTGCGCTGATGTGCGACAGCGATGGCCTCTGGCTGGCCAAGGATCGCAGCGGCAAACTGGATGCCTGGGAGGCACCGGACCTGAGCGCAGTCATTGCCAAGATTGGGGGCAAAGCATGATGAACGCCGACCTGAAAGCACTCAGCGCAGACTGGCTGCGCTACAAGACCGAAGAAGGCAAGGCCACGGCTGAGCGCCGCAAGATCGAGGACAAGATCGTCAAGTTGCTGGCCTTGGCTGAGAACTTCGAGGGCACTGAGACTGCGGAGCCAGACGGCTTTGTGGTCAAGATTGCTGGCCGCATTGACCGCAAGGTCGACAGCGACAAGCTGCAAGAGCTGGCCGCCGAGCATGGCCTGACCGAGCATCTGGCACGGCTGTTCCGCTGGACGCCAGAGATCAACATGGCACTCTGGAAGGCTGCAGACGAGACCATTACCCGCCCACTGGCAGACGCAATAACGGCCAAGGCTGGCCGCCCATCTTTCAAAATCACCATCAAGGAGTAAATCATGGCTTTTCTTGGACAAACCTTTGACGCAAACGAACTGCCGCAAGGCAATGGTGGAAGCTATGCACCTCTGCCCGAGGGCAACTACAACGCAAACATCACGCAGGCCGAGCTGAAGGACACCAACGATGGCACCGGCCAGTACATCAAGATTCGCCTGGACATCACAGGCCCAAGCCACCAGGGCCGAGTTGTGTTCTCGAACTTGAACATCAAGAACGCCAATGCCAAGGCCGAAGAGATTGGCCGCCAGCAGCTTGGGGACATCATGCGAGCGATTGGTCTGTCGAAAGTGACGGACACCGACCAGTTGATCGGCAGCAGCGTCAACATCAAGCTGGCGATTCGTGCTGCACGCACGGATGAGAAGACTGGCAAGACCTACGAGGCCAGCAACGATGTAAAGGGCTATCGCGCAATCAATGGTGGATCAGCCCCAGCATTTAAGCCAGCCGCACCAGCAGCAGCACCTGCCGCCCAGGCAGCACCGGCCAAGGCAGCGCCGCCCTGGCTGAAGAAGTAAGCAAGAAAAAGCCCCAGGAACCGTGAGGCGCCTGGGGCAATGTGGCAACTACAGGAAGGAGACGGGAACCATGAAGATACCCGAAGCAAATCATAGCATCCAGGGGTTGATTGACAAAGCACATGAGGCCAAGGCCGAGGTGCCCAGGCCGCACATGGGTTGCAGCCAGCTCGGCCATGTGTGTGACAGGTGGCTGTGGCTGAGCTTTCGCTGGGCTGTGCAGCCCAAGTTTCCTGGCCGAGTCCTGCGCCTGTTCCGCAGGGGCCAGATGGAAGAGGAAACCATCGTTTCAGACCTACGAGCCATCGGCATGGACGTGCGCAGCACAGGCAGCGCACAGAGCCGTGTTGACCTTGGCTGCCATGTCTCTGGCAGCCTAGACGCCATCATCGAGTCAGGAGTGCCTGAAGCGCCCAAGAAGCGCCATGTGGCCGAGTTCAAGACGCACAGCAAGAAGTCATTTGATGATCTGGTGAAAGAAGGCGTCGAGAAATCAAAGCCCGAGCACTTTGTCCAGATGCAGCTCTATATGCACGGCACCAAGATCGACCGTGCTTTTTATCTGGCCGTTTGCAAGGACGATGACCGCATCCACACCGAGCGTGTGCGCTACGACAAGGAGGTGGCCGAGAAGTACATTCAGCGAGGCCACAGGCTGGTCACAGAGGATCGGATACCGCCTCCCATCAGCACAGACCCGAGCTGGTATCAGTGCAAGTTCTGCGATGCGCATGAGTTCTGCCATAGCACCAAAACCACCAAGCATGTGAACTGCCGCACCTGTGCGCATAGCACGGCCACCAAGGCCAGCGAGTGGCACTGTGCCAAGTGGGATGCTGTGATCCCGGTGGATGCCCAGCGCACGGGCTGTGAAGGCCATGTCCTACATCCTGATCTGGTGCCGTGGCAGCGCAAGGATGGGCCGGACGATTACACCGCGGTTTACGAGATCAATGGCACGAATGTGGCCAATGGCGATCCTGAGATCGAGGGCGTGTTCAGTTCGCGTGAGCTGTTGGCCAATGCTGCTGCCTGTGCAGACAAGGGCTGGACTCAACTGCATGACCTGCGCAAGCAGTTTGGTGGAAGGATTGTGGGATGACTATCGAAGCAATGAAGCAGGCGCTGGAAGCGTTGGGAAAGTGCCGTTATCGATCACTTGCCGACGAAATTGTTGATCCAGCCATCACCGCCCTCCGCACCGCCATCGAGCAGACTGAGAAGCAGGAGCCGGTGGCGTGGGCGGATGAAATCATTGAGCACCTACACGCGCTCTACGACTCCGAGATGATTAAGGAAATCGATTCCGGCGATGAATTGATCCGACTCGATGCGGCAATTGCTTGTGTTGAAGAAGCCGAAGAACGGTACACCACCCCACCCGCAGCACAGCGCCAGCCGCTGACGGATGATCGGATCGGCCAGATCATCGAGCAGTGCAAAATCACTTTGGTCAACTATTGCAGTGGCGAAAAGCAAACCGATTTTGCCCGCGCCATCGAGGCCGCGCACGGCATAGGAGAGAAGAAATGACTTTTGACGAATGGTTTGTCAAATACCCGCTGCCCGCTGAAATTGACACGATGGACGACACTGACCGTGAGCAATGGACATGGGCGCTGCGGTCGGCTTACAAGACTGGCGCAGCATCAACGCGTGAATGGGTTGGGCTGACGGAACCTGAACTGCATGAAATTAA